GAGCTTGACTTCTCAAGATGGAATGTTAAGTTCGAACAACGGACAATGAACCCACTCGGGAGACGATTTGATCAGATCTTCGGGACTAATCGTCTGTACGATGTGGTCCATGAATTCTACGAGACGTGTATGGTAGTCTTAAGGCACTCCTCGTTTACACCTAAATTAGCTAAAAGGACAGGAGGACACATACCCGATCAGCCCGGGATCTGGAACGGTCATCCCACCGGAATGGAAGGGATATTCCAGAAGGGTTGGACTCTGGCTACTATTTGCATCATCCAGGCGGCAATCTGGCCACTAGGTCTGAGATACAATATAGTAGGTCAAGGTGATAATCAGGTTCTTTTCATAGAGTGTAACAGAAACCCAGGAGAGTCAGATCTCGAGTTCTCAGACCGAGTTAGGGAGTTGTATAAATCAGTGTCTCGCTCCTGCTCGGAATTTGCAGCGGCAGTTGGACACGAGTTGAAGCCTGAAGAGTGTACTGCCGGGACGTCGTTTACATCTTATGGGAAGGAACTATGGTACAAAGGTCGAGTCCTCGAGACCACGTGTAAGTCAGTAGCCAGAATGTTCCCTTCTACTACTTCTGATGTACCGAGTATGTTCCAAGTGTTCTCAAAAATCTCGGCAACCGGGTCCGCAACTACAGACCGCTCTGGATATACGTTACCTCTGTTCTTTTTTACAAAATTAGTTGAGAACTGGTTGATCCGACGAGAATTCCGGGTCTCATATCTGCATGGAGACTCCTTGCATGACTCAAGTGGAAAGATACTAGAAGATTTAGGTACCACGCAATGGGATATCTTGCTCACCCTGGTTCCGTCGAACTTAGGGGGGTTACCTGTAGGCACACTGGCTGAATATCTCTATCGAGGACACCAGGACCCATTAGCTTCTTCTCTTTGCTCACTTCGAGCTTTCCATACCCTACCTATTATCTCGGCGTATCTTGAAGTTCTTGAGAGAGGACTCATCCTTGAAGTGGACTCGAAAGTAGATAAAGAAGGACTGATCCTTGACCCCTACTC